AGTGGGTGCGCGCCGAGGTTGAGGGGGCGACCCCCAAGGCGCCCGGCCGCGCGCGGCGGGTGGCCTTGGTGGGCGAGACGGTTGACCAGGTGCGCGAGGTGATGGTTTTTGGCGAGAGCGGCATCCTGGCCTGTTCTCCCCCCGATCGACGCCCCGAGTGGCAGGCGACGCGGCGGCGGTTGGTCTGGCCGAATGGAGCCGTGGCGCAGGTCTTTTCGGCGCATGACCCAGCCAGCCTTCGCGGCCCGCAGTTCGATGCGGCCTGGGCGGATGAGCTGGCGAAGTGGCCCAAGGGCCAGGAGGCTTGGGATCAATTGCAGTTCGCTTTGCGCCTGGGCGAGCATCCCCGGCAGGTGGTGACCACGACGCCGCAGAATGTCGAGGTGTTGAAGGCGATCCTCAAGAACCCGTCGACCGTGGCCACTCATGCGCCGACCGAGGCCAACCGGGCACATCTGGCGGCCAGTTTCCTTGAGGAGGTGCGGGCGCGCTATGGCGGCACGCGGCTTGGTCAGCAGGAGCTGGAGGGGCTTTTGCTCGAGGAGGTGGAGGGCAGTCTGTGGTCTGCCGCGCAGCTTGACGCCGCGCGGACCGAGACCTTGCCTGCGTTCAGCCGGATCGTTGTGGCGGTGGACCCGGCGGTCACCCAGGGGGGCACCAGTGATGAATGTGGGATTGTGGTGGTCGGTGCGGTGACCGAGGGACCGCCGCAGAATTGGCGGGCGGTGGTCTTGGAGGATGCCTCGGTCAGGATGTCCTCGCCCGAGACCTGGGCGCGGGCGGCCTTGGCGGCCATGGCGCGGCACAGGGCCGACCGGCTGGTGGTGGAGGTCAATCAGGGGGGCGATCTGGTGACGAGCGTGATCCGAGGGGTGGATGCGCTGGTGCCGATCAAGGCGGTGCATGCCAGCAAAGGCAAGGCGGCCCGCGCCGAGCCTGTCGCCGCGCTTTATGAGCAGGGGCGGGTGGCGCATGTGCGGGGCCTTGCCGCCCTTGAAGAGCAGATGTGCCGCATGACGGCGCAGGGCTATCAGGGCAAGGGGAGCCCTGACCGGGTGGATGCGCTGGTTTGGGCCTTGAGCGAGCTGATCGTGGAGCCCTCGCGCGCCTATGTCGCCCCGAGGCTGCGCACGCTGGGTTAACGGCCTTTAAGGATTGCCGCCTTAGGGTGGCTTTCAGATCACGAATGAGCGGCCCCTCATGGCGGGGGTGGGAACGGCGGGCCCGCAGCGGGGCGCGCGACAAAGGAGCTTTGCGAGATGGTATTCGATTTCCTGAAGCGCGCGCCGGGGGCGGAGCAGGTGGCGGCAACGGGTCTGCCCGAGGCCAAAGCATCGGCCAATCCAGGAGGCTTTGTGGCCGAGGGCAAAGCCTCGGCCGGTGCTGGTGGCCTTGTGGCCGAGGCCAAAGCCTCGGCCACGGGCCGCGTCGTGGCCTTTGGCTCTTCGGGTCGGGTTGCCTGGAGCCCGCGCGATGCTGTGAGTCTGGCGCGGAGCGGGTTTCAGGGAAATCCGATCGGTTTTCGTGCGGTCAAGCTGATTGCCGAGGCGGCGGCGGCGCTGCCCCTGGTCTTGCAGGATGCCGAGCGGCGGTATGAGACGCATCCGGTGCTGGACTTGATCCGTCGCCCGAATGGGGTGCAGGGGCGGGCCGAGCTGTTCGAGGCGGTCTATGGCCATCTGCTCTTGTCGGGCAATGCCTATATCGAGGCGGTGCCGGGGGCCGGCGCGCTGCCGGGCGAGTTGCATGTGTTGCGCTCGGACCGGATGGCGCTGGTGCCGGGGCAGGATGGCTGGCCGGTGGCCTATGACTATACCGTGTCGGGGCGCACGCACCGCTTTGCCATGAGCCTGGAGTCGCAGCCGATCTGCCATATCAAGACCTTTCATCCGCAAGATGACCATTACGGGTTCAGCCCGATGCAGGCGGCGGCGGTGGCGCTTGATGTTCATTCAAGCGCAAGTGCCTGGTCAAAGGCGCTGTTGGACAATGCCGCGCGGCCTTCGGGGGCGATTGTCTACAAGGGAGCAGATGGGCAGAGCCACTTGTCGGCCGATCAATATGACCGGCTCTTGAGCGAGATGGAAAGCCACCATCAGGGCGCGCGCAATGCGGGGCGGCCGATGCTGCTGGAAGGCGGCCTGGACTGGAAGCCGATGGGGTTCAGCCCGAGTGACATGGAGTTTCATCAGACCAAACAGGCGGCCGCGCGCGAGATTGCCATCGCCTTTGGCGTGCCGCCGATGCTGATGGGAATTCCCGGTGATGCCACCTATGCCAATTACCAGGAGGCCAACCGGGCATTCTATCGCCTTACCGTCCTGCCGCTGGTGCAGCGTGTGGTGGCGGGCGTGTCGCACTGGTTGCAGGGCTTTACCGGCGAGGCGGTGGAGTTGCGGCCCGATCTTGACCAGATCCCGGCCTTGGCGGTGGAGCGCGATCAGCAATGGGCGCGGGTGGGGGCGGCGGATTTCCTGACGCCTGCGGAAAAGCGGGTAATCCTGGGGCTGCCGAGACTGGCGGAGGATGAATGAGCGCGCGCAAGCCGGGGGAAAGCGGGTCGCGCTTTGTCTACGACAGTTTTGATGCGGCCGCAGCGCGGATCGAGGCCAATGAACGGGTGGCCGAAGAGCGCTGGGCGGCGCTGGAATGGCGGCTGGCACAGATTGATGCGGTGCTGGAGCGATTGGAAAAGCGCATCTGGCTGGGGGTTTACGGGGTGGCGGCCTTTTTGCTGGCGCAGATGGCCGAGGCTTTGATCCAGGCGGCCACAAGGTAGGATGGTGAGGTGAGAGATGACGATGCACGGCGTATTGGAGCGCAAGGACATGCAGGCGGTGGCCGGGACTGGCTTGGGCCTGCGGGTGACCGAGGGCCATGGGATCGAGGGCTATGCCAGCCTTTTTGGCAAGCGCGATCAGGGCGGCGATGTGGTGTTGAAGGGCGCCTATGCGGCCAGCCTCAAGCGCCTCGCGGCTGGGGGCCGGGCGGTCAAGATGCTGTGGCAGCATGACCCGGCCCAGCCGATCGGCATCTGGGACGAGGTGCGAGAAGATGCCACCGGGCTTTGGGTCAAGGGACGGCTCTTGCCCGAGGTGGAAAAGGGCCGCGAGGCGGCGGCCTTGTTGGCGGCCGGGGCGATTGACGGGCTGTCAATCGGATATCGCACCGTGAAGGCGGAACGCGATGGCAAGGGGCAGCGCCTTTTGCAGGAGCTGGAGCTTTGGGAGGTGTCCTTGGTGACCTTTCCCATGCTTCCCGAGGCGCGGGTTGCGGCGAAAGGGGATGACCCCGAAGCCGAGACCTGGCGCAAGCTGGCGCAGGCTTTGACCGAGGCGGCAGAGGCCATGGCCGGGCGGCCCTAGGCCCGGTTTTTACGACCAAACCAAAGGATGGATGGAATGACCGAGACCAAGGCTCGGGCCGGGGAAGGTGTGCCTTTGGCCACCCAGGCGGCCCAGAACCCAGGTGCGGAAGTGAAAACCGCGCTGGAAGGATTTCTGAACGCCTTCAAAGGCTTTCAGAGCGAAGTGAAACAATCGTTGCAACATCAGGAAGAGCGTTTGACCATGCTGGATCGCAAACAGATGACTTTTGGCCGCCCTGCACTGGCCACCAGTGCCGAGGTGGAAGTGCCCCACAAGAAGGCGTTTGGCGCCTACTTGCGTTCGGGCGATGACGAGGGCCTGCGCGGCCTGGTTCTGGAAGGCAAGGCCCTGTCGACTGCCGTTGCCGCTGATGGCGGTTATCTGGTGGACCCGCAGACGGCGGACACGATCCGGTCAATGCTGGTCTCGACCTCGAGCCTGCGTGCGGTGGCCAATGTGGTGCAGGTGGAGGCAACGTCGTTTGACGTGCTGATCGACCGGTCAGAGGTGGGTTCGGGTTGGGCGACCGAGGTCGCTCCGCAGGCCGAGACCGGCACGCCCACGATCGAGCGCATCTCGATCAAGCTGCATGAGCTGTCGGCCATGCCGAAGGCCAGCCAACGCCTGCTGGATGACAGCGCCTTTGACGTCGAGGGCTGGCTTGCGGGCAAGATCGCGACCCGCTTCATCCGCGCCGAGGCGGCGGCCTTCATCAGCGGGGACGGCGTGGACAAGCCGCGCGGGATCCTGTTGCCGCCGAAGGTGGCCAATGCAACCTGGAGCTGGGGCAACATCGGTTATATCCCCACAGGCGCGGCCGCAGATTTCGCCACCACCAATGCCAGCGATTGCATCGTCAATCTGGTCTATGCGCTGGGGGCAGATTACCGCGCCAATGGCACCTTCCTCATGAATTCGAAAACCGCCGGTGCGGTGCGCAAGATGAAGGATGCCGATGGCCGCTTTATGTAGGGTGACAGCCTGCAAGCCGGGGAGCCTGCGCGTCTGATGGGCTATCCGGTCTTGATCTGTGAGGACATGCCGGATGTGGCGGCCAACAGCCACCCCATCGCCTTTGGCGACTTTACCGCGGGCTACACGATTGCCGAGCGTCCCGATCTGCGCATCCTGCGCGATCCCTTCTCGGCCAAGCCGAATGTGCTGTTCTACGCCAACAAGCGCGTTGGCGGCGATGTCACCGACTTTGCGGCGATCAAGCTGCTGCGTGTTGCGGTCTCGTAAGCCGAGGCTGCCGGTCCGGCCCCTTTTTGGGGGCCGGGCCTTTGGGCGCGTGCCGCATCTGGCGGCGGCGGGCTTTCCCCTTCCAAAGCGGGCTGCGAGGCCGGGTTTTGAAAAGGGGCCCTTTGGGGTGATGGCAAAGGATCTGACGATGATGCTGACGGAAATGACGACGGTGCCGGGTTCGGCCTTGCCGGTGCAGGGGTTCAAGGACCATTTGCGGCTGGGCAGCGGCTTTGCCGAGGACGGGCTGCAGGATGGGTTGATCGAGACCTATCTGCGGGCAGCCATCGCGGCGGTGGAGGGGCG